CGAGATCAACAACCGCCCCATGCGCGTGCTCGGCTACCGCACGCCCGCCGAGGCGTTCGCCGACGAACTGTTAGAATTACAGGACCAACAAGGGGGTTGCACTTCTAAATAGACATCGGGTCTTACAGGAGCGTGCGCGTATCGAACAGGTGGATTTGAACGCGCCTCTTGAGGGAGGTGAGTCTGGTGAGGTTCCACAGGATTAGCCCGTGTCCTCGTTGTGGGGGCAAGGTCAAGGCGAAATGGGAGCGGGACGGCGTGCAGGGGTTGCCTGAATACACGTTCTTTATCGTGATGTTCCGCTGCACTGTCTGCGGGCTCGGCTTCGAGGGAGGTTGTTCACGGAAGCCCGCCCCGTATCAGTTGCAATACAATATCGCCGCTTGGAACCGCATATGCAACGGTGATAAATGCTTCACGTTGACCTACATGAGTCAGGAAGACGGACGATGAAGTTGGAGACCAAGGAAGAATATCTGGTCGATTCGGCTATCGAGATGCTGTATCCGACCGTCACTTTCAATTCCTATGAGGCCGCTGTGAAGCATATCCACGAGACGCCGGGCACGTGGCGAATCACAAAAATCTATCGCACCCTACCAGTCAGCGAGGAAATCACGGAGGCAGACGATGAATGCTGATGTGGAGCGGATTCGCGAGAGTCTGGGAGGCAGACGATGAGAGACAAGGCGATGCCGTTGGGCAAGAAGTTCAAGGTCCGGTTGACCATCACACCGGAGGAAACCGGAACGCCCGTGGACATGCTGGGATTCACATTCACCAGCGGCCGGAACGGGCGTATGGAACTGGACACAGAGTACAACAACATTCCCAAACTGGCTGATGACGGGCTCGACTCACTGTCGATTCTCGTGATCCTCAAAACACTGGAGATGTGGGCCCAGAAGGGATATGAGCTGTTCCAGCCCATCGCTCAACGATTTCACGGAGACGGACGATGAAGGCGACGAGGGGGACGGACATGGAGATCGAACGACGGTGCGGCATGGTCACAGGTGCCTCCTGCGGGAATGTGACCCTGAGCTGGATTCCCGGAGACGGCCGAAACGGCACCCGCTCATGGGTGCTGGCCACTCATGATGGCGACAGCATCCGCCGCATCCGGTTGAGCCGGAACGAGCTCGGCGACCTGGAGGACATCCTCCAATCAATCGCGAACGAGGAGAAGGAACTGCGAGGTGGACGATGAGCACTCTGGATATTTTGGGTAACACGAGCGAGCAGGCGGATTCGATACGTCTGATGCTCAAAGTGCGGGGCATGAAGGACGGTCGTTTCATCGACGCCGACCCGCTCATCATCCTCAAGGCCGACAATCATCAAGGTTCCGACAGGTGGGACGTGTATGTCAGCAAGACGGTGTATCCGACCGCCGAATCGTATGGCACGCTCGCCGGCGTGCTGAGGATGCTCGCCGACGACGTGGAGATCATGGCGCGAGAGAAGGAAATGGGAGGCGGACAATGAGCGGACACGACGAAACAATTCATCCAGACTATATTCCCGAGGATTTCAGGGAACTGCTGCGCATGGCTTGCGATTCCGTCTGGGAACAAGGCGAGTTGTACAGCGAAGACCTGTTGCTGGCGGCTTTCAAACCCGCCATAGACGAACACGACCGGCAGATAGCCGAACAGGCATGGGAGAACGGATATATCCAAGCCCTCAAGAACATGAACCCCATGCCCGGCGAGGAACCGCCCGAATACACGCCAAACCCATATCGAAAGGAGAACGCATGAACGAGATTCAGTTTACAGACCATTTGGTTGCGCATATCGGCGCGGAAGGCACCTGCGGCCGTTATCGAGCCAAAATCTACGAGGACGGCAACTTCAGAGACTTCCTGTACGCCATGAGCCTCAAACGTCTCAAACGCAAGTGCGAGAAGTATGCGAAGCGTGAACGCAAGGCCATCGCATATGTCGCCACGCTCAAGGAGGAATCATGAGCGTAAGTAGTCTCAAAACGCGAAGAAGGAATCGAAATGAGTGACAAGGATATGGTCACGGTTTACGAACGACGTGACGGCAGCAAACCCGGATTATGGTCCGTGTACTGGTATTTGGGGTGGGACATGTTTTGCTCGTTCTCCCTCGCGGTGGGCATCACGTCAAAGAATACGATGATGGCCATTGTTCAAGCGTTTTGTCTGCTGGTTTTTCTTGGACTCACCGTCTGGCAGTTGAACCATCTGACTTGGAGCATCACCGACTATCGGGTGCGTATCAGCTCTAATTTGGAGAAGGGGGCTCATGTTGAGCAAAGCGGCAAGTAAAGCATGGCAACTGCTCATTGAAGACTCGAACCGTCCGGCAGAGGAGATTCGCTTGGCTACCGGACTTCGGGTCGATGTGATCGAGCAGATGCGCGGGGACGTGCAAAAACGACTACGAGACAACCCGGAGTTCTGATTATGAGACCGAGTTATCTGCCCGTCCAGTATGAGCATTGCCCGTACTGCGGAGGAATCTTGAACGTATTCGGGGACTGCGTGGACTGCCAGTTTCACGATGACCCGACTGAATGGTGGATGGACGAATGAGCCGACAGAAAGCCAAAGGCACACTGCTTGAATCCAAGGTGGTCAACTATTTGCGCGCCCGGTTGGGTGACAGCGAGCAGACGATACACCGTGAAGTGTTGCATGGGACGAAAGACCAGGGCGATATCACCGGTCTGCGTATCCACGGCCAGCCGGTCGTATTGGAGTGTAAAAACTACAGCACCTATACGGGGAGACTCAAGGAGTGGATGCAGGAGGGCCGTACCGAGGCGGGTAACGCTGACGCACCTTACTGGTTCGTCGTGTTCAAACAGAAGGGTCTCGGCTTGAACACGTTGTCAAGCATGGACAACCAGCCCGTGCTCACCGACTTAAAGACCCTCGCATTGATAGCAGGACATGGAATCATCGAAGGAGACGAAGAATGAGCTACGACCTGTATGTGGTACGCCGGGATATTCCCGAGAACTTCTGGGATTACGGGTACGACCCTGACTATGACTATGGCTGCTACTTCAACTACACGTACAATCTCGGCCCGTTCTTCGCCGCCTATCATGTTCGCCCGTCAACCGACTTGGACGGCAAGACCGGTATAGAGCCGGAAGCGCGAAATAGGCAAGGGAGCATAAAACCAAACGCACTCCCCCATTGCCCATCCAAGAGGGCGGCATGGTTTTCGCCGGCCACCCCATCGACATCGATGACCCGTATCTGCGCGAATTCATCGAAAAGGCAAGGAGAACATGATGGAAGATAGGAAACTCGTTGATTTCGCCCATTGGCTGAACGATCATCCGGGCGAATGGAATCTTTGGCCGTATCTCATTCCGATACAGGCCGACCGCAGGGATACGGCCGCATCGATGAGGCTTGTCATGGACCGCATCAAAAATCATCGGTATGACGAGTTCCGCGTGGACACCGCCCTGCTCGAATACGAACTGTTCAACGGTTTCATGGGCTTCGACAACGGTGGCGTGCATGAGAATGGTCTCGCGTTGAAGATGAGGCTCAAAGCATGACCGCGCGTGGAGATGACCGCAAACTCATGCATTGGATAGCCTCGCACGGCTACACGGTGGTACGCGCCGGCAGCGGCCACTGGAAGATATTCGATGACGGCGTGCTGCTCACGGCGACGAGCGGCACGCCCTCGGACTGGCGAAGCCGCCACAACTTCATACGAGATTTAAGGAGACGAACATGTTCAATCTAGCATCGAAGATTCGGCACTGCTGCCCCCTCTACGGATGTGTCCCGCTCATATTCGAATGGAGAGGCCGCTACATGTTTTTCTGCACCCACTTGGAAGCCCCTTATGCCGATACGAGAGAGGAAGCATGGGATAAGTGGTGCGGGATGGTTGAGAATATTTGGGAAAGGGACGGGAAATGACCAATAACGTGGATCATACGAAATTCTGGAAGGCAGTAGCCGAGAACCGCAGTGAGAACGCGGTCGCTGCCCTCGAAACCATGATTGAGGAGACGGAATGAGTCTGGTGGGTTTAGATTTCAGGAAAGTGGTATAACGATGGCCCGCAAAGGATACATCCAGCTCGTCAACGGCTTCTACATGAATCGCAAGGTGCGAAAACTCAGGCACACATGCCCGAGCGCGATAGGCGCGTTCACGATGATGCTTACCTTCTGCGGAGATAATCTTTCAGACGGTCATATCAGTGAAGATGATGCGCTTTACGTGCTGGATATCACCGATTCAGAACTTGAAGCACTATGCAATGTCGGCATGATCGAACCGGACGGGAACAACGGGTACTACATTCACGATTATCTTATGCATAATCGTAGTCGCGAACAGGTGCAAAAGAAGCGCGAAAGCAATGCTGAAAATTACCAAAAAAATAAGAACGAGGTGAAAACCTCCGATTCAGATGCGATTCAGCCGTCTGAAAGTCATCTGAATCGGGACAAACACCAGAACACCAGAACACCAGAACACCAGAATGAATTATCTAAAGATAATTCAACTCCCCCTACCCCCTCAAAGCCTGACTTCGCTGGGCTGCTCGACAGTCTTGAGCGTCTTTACCCGACGAACAGGTTCGACGGGAAGACATCTCAGGCTCGAATGCAGTTGGAAATCGAATGGCCCAAGATCGTGAAAGCCGCCGGCGAGGCTGACCCGCGTGAGTTTCTTGAAGCCAAAACCCGAGCGTATGTCGGGGCCACCGAGGAACGGTTCGTGAAGACGTTCAGCCGGTTCATCGGCGGGGAACTGTACGCACGCAACTGGGAGAAACCCAAACCGGAGACCCCAAGGGCCCGGCAAGTCCAGCCGGTCAAGTCCCGCAGCCAGCAGAATCTCGAAGCGAACATGGCGAAAACCTGGCAGTACATGACCGAGGAGGAGCGTGCCCGATACTCGCAGGGAGGTCTCAATGCTCAGCAAGGGTGAGGCGGCGGCGTTGTTGTCGCTGATTAACGCGCATCACGGCAACGCTCAGTGGGATGATGTTCAGCTTGACGCGTTCCATTCGGAACTGCGTTCGGATATCACGGCAGCAGAGGCGCGTGAGGCCGTTCGACGCTTCTACGCGGTCAACAGCACGGGTCGCTGGTGCGGTTCCGGCGACATCAACGGCATCGTCCGCAAACTGCGCAACGGTGCGAAACCGTCCGAAGCGCAGATAGGCCGGGAGTGCGAACGTCTGGGACTGGTGGAAGATCAGGCGTGGTTGTATCGCCGGCAGCGCATGATGGGCCGTTCCCCGGACGAGTCTCGACGGGTGGCGTTGGCCGCGCGTGACCCGCTGCGCTTGCCGCCCGCGAAACCCAAGCGCAGGCGTGAGGGTGGTGGTTTCAATCCGGGTTTGGGCGTGGCGTTGGACGAGGTTCTGGCGACACGCCGTCCGGCTGAATCATGACCGGTTTGATGGCATAATTGGGAGTTGCTGACACGTCCGAGACCTTCAAAAAAACCGAAGGTCAAGGTCATTATTGTCTTTTTCCACTGAAACTACGAGGCTCTGCCGCTACCACGGTTGCTGGCGGGATATCGTCACCGACGCGCCGTCACCGCTTATCGGACATGGCGTCGAACCGAATCTGAATCTCCTGTGCGACAAGCACGCCAGCCAGTTGACCGGCGACCTGCGATGGTTGGACCGCAGTCTGCCCGACCTGTGCGAGTATCGCATCAACCGCGCCTACGGGCACAAGAACGGTGGCGGCGGTCAATCCGGCACCGCTCCCGCACCGTTGCGCGAAGCCCTGCATGATCTGCTGTACGCGGACGATGACCACGGTTATCCGGGGTTGCAAGGCACGTTGTACGAGTGGATGCGCAGTCTGAAAATCAATCTGCCCGAGTCCACGCCACTGTCGGACATGGTTCACCGTATCGCCAATCATCCGAAACTCATGGAGCATTCCAGCACCCCCGTGTACGCGGAACTGGTGCACAGTCTGACACGCAAGCTGCGTCGTTTTCTCACGGACGATGACGGGGAAACCGTACTGTACGGGTCATGCCCCGCCGACAAGTGCTTGGGCCAGCTCTCCTGCTACGCGGACGCGGAGACGGCGAAATGCCCGAAATGCGGTTTCAGTATGCCGGTCGCCCTCATCAGGGCGGAACGGGTGAAACGTCTCCTCCAATCGGAGGCGGTGAGAACCCGTGGCGAACTGTTGGACATCATCAAGGCGTGCGGGATGCGCGTGAACCGCAGCACTTTGCGCAGTTGGATACATCGAGGCCAGTTGCCTCAGCAGGGCGAGGATGCGTACAGCAATCCGCTTTACAGGTTCAGTGACTTCTACCGTCTCGCGTCCGGCTTGTCGGAGGATGCGGACGTGTGGGAGATCATGCAGGTTTCGCAAAACCAGTCCAAGGAAGGAGACAACAAGTGAGCAATCAGATTCAACCATTCGACTTCAACGGCATTCAGGTGCGTGTCCTAACCGATGAACACGGCAACCCGTGGTTCCTTGGAGCGGACGTATGCGCCATTCTCGGTACGGCCACCAACCATATTCGGGAATACCTCGATGCCGATGAAATCACCAATATCCGTAGTACGGATATTGCTCAGAACGGCGGCAAGGCACCCGTTTTCGTGTCCGAGTCCGGCTTGTACTCCCTCGTGTTACGCAGCCGCAAGCCCGAGGCTCGCGAGTTCAAACGCTGGGTGACGCATGAGGTGCTGCCATCGATTCGCAAACATGGCGCGTACATGACCGAATCGACTTTGGAAAAGGCAGTCACCGAACCCGACTTCCTTATCCGACTTGCCACACAAATCAAACAGGAGCGGGCGGAAAAGGAGAAGGCCCAAGCACAGGTCGAACGGATGCGTCCCAAAGCGTTGTTCGCTGACGCTGTGGAAACCTCGAAGACCAGCATCCTCGTGGGCGACTTGGCGAAAGTCCTGAAAGGCAATGGCGTGGATATTGGCGGCACGCGCTTGTTCGCGTGGCTGAGGGACAACGGATGGCTGATGAAAACCGGCAGCTCTCGCAACATGCCCACGCAGAAATCTATGGAATTGGGATTGTTCGAGATCAAGGAAACCACCGTGGTTCACTCGGACGGTCACACGACCATCAACAAGACACCGAAAGTCACGGGCAAAGGTCAGACGTTCTTCGTCAACAAGTTCCTCGGACACAGGGAGATTACTCAATGAGCATCAATCTTGGCATCACGGAAGTGGAATTAAGCTTGTATTCCAAGGCGCTTCAACTAGCCACGTTCACCGTGGAAGTCCCGGTGGCGGGCGAACTGGAACCGGACAGCGTGTGCATAGGCGACGACATGCGACCATGCGCGCACGTGACAGTGACGCTGCCGCCCGACGGTTCCGTCGAAAAGGCCGTTAAAGCCGGTGTCGAAGCGTTTCAGAAGGCGTTCAACGAGTCGATGGAATTGAGGGGCATGTGAACTGGCTGAAACGACTGCTGCACTTGGAGGAGCCGAAACCGGTCGAAAAACCGGAACCTGAGCCACCGGTATTGGAATTATGCCCTATCTGCGGGCGCAGACCCAAACCGAAGTATGTAGTACGCGACATCACTCTTGACCGCCACTACTATCTGGAAAAAGCCGTGTGGCAGCTCTCGGAGTGGTGCGATCACGCCGCAATCATCAGCTCGTTCGCCCCGTTATTTGAAGACGAGGACGTTCAGAAGTGGAATACCGGTTGCAGACGGTTGAAGGCAGTGGTTGACGAGCCGGTTCCCGAATGCCCCGCCTGCGGGGAGAAACCCGTCGTGCAAACGGACTCGGAGTCGGACATCCCCCAGCTTGTCTGCTCATGCAACGAACTGTTGGGCAACGATGGGATAACCAACGTCTATCAGCGCAAACACGAGTGGATACGTCGTTGCGTGGCGTTGAAACGCAAGCAGGACAACGTGAGTGAAATGGAACAACTGATCGGAGAAACACAATGAACGGACATTATTCGGTTATCACGAATTTCGGCTGTCATTGGACATGCCCCTACTGCATCGTAAGGAAAACCGGATTGAACGTGCCGGTGACGGACATGCAGGCCACGCTGCGGACCATCAGCCGTGAAAGCGAACGCCACCCCATGAGGTTCCTGAGCTTCAGCGGCGGCGGAGACCCCCTGTTCCCCATGCGCGAGCCGGAAGCGTCGAAACGTGTCGCCTTCTACCGGGAGGCGATACGCAGGGCCGGAGACTGGCTCACGGAAACCGAGATGCACACCAGCTACTTCCAATGCGGACGCAACGTGGCTCAGGTCATGCAGCAGGTCAGGTTCAGCCGCGTGGTGTATCACATGCGGCCCACGAGCTTGTCCGATGACGTGGCGTTGGCATTGCCCCGCAAATGGTTCGACGGTCAGAAGGTGCGTGTCGTGTACGTGGTCACTCCCGATTTCACGCCGGAGCGTATCGACCGGATAGCCGGTCTCGTGGCCGATAGCAACGTGGTTGATGAATTGTCGTTCAGGCAGAAGGTCAACCCCGACAACACTATCGACCACACGTGCGAGGAGTATTTGAAGGCTGGCCATCAAAACCGCTGGTGGTACATCCAACAGGATGATTACAACATGTACGTCGTGAACGACCGGCTTTACACACGATTCAGCGATATCGGCAAGGAGGACCACAGGTGAGCAAGAAGATTCGCGTCGCATGGGAAGACCTACAGCCTGGCGACCTGATTCACGTCAAAGGCAGTACGAACGTGTACCAGTTCATCCGCTTTACGGAAAACAAGTGTCAGGCTGAGGTAGGCACTTCTGGAGTCTGCGCCGGTTGGGGAGGGCGGAAAGTCCGGGACAATGAAGGTAAAGTTCGTTACTGGTTCGAGACAGGCCCGACAGCTATGCTCGTGGTCTCGCTCCTCGGTTTCGCCTATGCCACCCGTCCCGCGCCTAAGAAGATTGGGCTGGCTGGCTATTACATGCCGTTTGATTCAGGTGAATACTGGCTGAAAACCTCTTTTGGCTGGTGTCGAATCCTTCTCGTTCTCAATAGGGTTGGCCAGCCCGTTCAGCCGTTAAGCGTGGGATGGTACGACGGAGAAGCGAGTCATTGCCGTACATTCTATTCATGGCACGAAATGGTCGAATGCCTCCACCCACGTGAACTATTGACCGCTGAGGAATACTACACGCGCAAAGCCAAGGGGGAACTATGACGACCATTCAGGCAGCAGGGCATGATCGCCTGCTGCAATGCGTGGGCCAGCTACATGATCGTGCACATGCTGACCGCTTCGCTGCATTTGGCCGCAATGACACCCGCATTGACGGAGCAGCTGAACCATGCGCGCAAAACCATTCACGGCGGGCAATGAGCGCAATCCCAATCATCCTGTTCACGCTCCTACTGGGGGCCGTCGCCATCATCGAGAATCGGAGAAAACATTGACCAAGGAACCTGAGACGCTGTTTCCCCATCAGAGGTGCATCATCGACCTGACCGAGTTCGCGCACAAGGTCAGCGTGGAAGTCCGCGTGTACGATACCGAGGAAACCATGCGGAGAGCCGCCTGCATCGACTCGGTGGAATCCTCCATCGAATCCGATGACCTCGACAGGCCGATTGGAGATGCCGCGTTCGAAAACGGTACAGCCGGAATCACCCTCATGCAGTCCGCGACAATCGACACGCAGACCAATGTGGTGAAATACGGGGAACTCCCCATGTGCGTGATTTATTTGAGCCGCGAACACCTGCTGCCGGATATCGTCAGCCATGAATGCGTGCATGCTGCGATGGGCTTGTACAACGCCGAGATTCTCGGATACCGACACAAGGCCAAGGCATGCAAGCACATGACGGTCTCAAATGAGCTTGTCGCATACGTGCAATCCGAACTGTTCCGCTGCACGATGAAATTTCTGGACGGAGCCATCAAATCGGCAAAGGAGGAATAAGAATGCCGCCCTAGTGTGCTTCCACGAGAGGCAGCGGCGGCTTATAACACGCCTATCATAGCTTGAAACCCGTGAAAATCTATTTTTTATTGATCTTCACGGGTTTCAGTGAATGAAAAGCATGTTTTCGTATAATCGGGCCCACGTTTTCCACTTATCCGTTAAAGACCGGCACGTGAATCGTATTCGTATTCGTCATCTTCCATACCAATGAATATCGGCTCCACACCGAACATGGCCTTGAACAGTTCACGTGCGAACACATCCACTTCCTCTTTCGTGGGCTTGTGATCGTATTCCGGCCACGTGTTGAACCCATTCCAATTGCGGTTTATCGGCCATGCGCCTTGACGGGTTTCCAAACGCCATTTTCCGCTGGGCATGTGGACGATGGTGGTTTTGATGGACATGATAGTTCCTCCTGAAAGAATATTCGGGCATGACGAAACATCATGCCTCTTGTACTTGGTTCGCTAATTCCCAGAAGGCCACAAGAGAGTCCCGTGGCCTCCAGCGTATCAGTGTTTTTCGTATTCCTTGCATAGGTCGGCGGCGAACTTGGCGAGATTATCCGGGTCAAGCTCATAGTTTTCGCCGGCCTCCCCTGCTTCGTCGTAATATTTCAAGACTTCGCGTAGCGCGTTCTCCATACGTTTCGCGTGCTGCCACCGACGCAACGAGTTCATGGCATGGTCTAATGCCGGGTCATTCGTTTCACTCATTTGATTACCTCGTTTCCGTTGAACCAGTAGCCGTTCTCAAAATCCTGATTGCTTCGCCATTCCTTGTAGTCGAGAACGGCACGAAGATTAGTATCGTCTCGACGGGTCAGTTTCCGTTTCACCGCGTCGATAACATCCTTGAACCATTGCCGGCGCAGCTTCCACCACGTCATACGCTCGTAACGCGCTCGATAATCGGCCGTGTAGCCGAGGAACTTGTAATAATCGTTCATTTGACAATCTCCTGATTCCAGTCCAGCATGTCGCCGGTCAGCCATTCGCCGCCACTCGAAACACGCGCGTACAACCACGCTTTATAGCCGATTCGAGCCGCCTTATCGTGTTCCAGCCATGCTTTCAGCCACGTGAAACGTAGTTTCCAGCCGGGTATGCGTCGCCACAACTCCTTGTTGACGGCGGGGTCGAAACGCTCATAACGGTAGATTGCGGTAATCAATTCGCCCACTTTCTCTTGACATGAGAGCCGTCCTCGTAATCGGCGCTGACCATATCGTTGTCCAGTTCGTCAATGTCCAACAGGTCTCCAACGCCGTTTTCGTCAACCCAGTCGCTCAACTGGTTGAACGTCAAGCCTTTCGGCGCGGTGACGTGACGCTTCTCGATCTGCGTCACGCGCTGGTAAATCGTGTAGACTTCGGTTTCTTCATCCATGATGGAAACTCCCTTGTTATTGTCCGGTAAAACGATTAACGGGACAATAGACAGCTCTAAAGTCCCGTCTAAATGCTGATTTATGTGAAAACCGCACCATAGAAAGCCCTATGATGCGGTTCTAAATGATGGTTTCTATAAGAATGACCCCATAGAACAAGTCCATGAGGCCATGAAAACGATAACGGCTATACGCTCCGCCTGTATGGTGGAATGTCCAATGTGGCTTTCAACCCGTCGTTAACATGCTCCGCGTCCCTCAACGAGAGTCGTCCGAACCATTGCAGCAGTTCGCTCCTGTTGAAGTAGAAGCGTTGCGAACAGCGCACGAGCGACGGCTTCAACAGCCCCTCGGCCTTCCAGTCGAGCAGCGGCACGTCACCGGCCTCATCCCAATCAGTGTTGCCGGTTATCTTCGCCACGATACCCGACACCAGATCGCCGTCAACCTCGGTGATAACCACCGGACGCGGCTTCCCGATACCGGGATGGTCGGGAAACTCGACCCACATCAGCCACACGTCATACAGGCGCGGTTCACTTGGCGTACTGGTCATAGACATCATCCTCCGAATCATCCCAATCGGCGGGCAGTATCACATGGCCCTTCTCCGAACGCTCGAACATGTATGCATTGTGAACAGGCGGCACCGGATAACCGTCCGGCGTGTGCCGCGTCGGCTTGAACGGCAACCCGTTGTCCACCAGAGACTGGCGTAGGAACATGTTGACGGCGGTGCTCAGGCTCATGCCCATGGAATCGTAGAGCGCGGCGGCGCGCGCCTTGACGTCATCATCGACATTGGCTACCAGCTTACCCATAACAACCTCCTTAATGGTTAACAGATGGTATCAATCATATACCATATTGGGTTAGGAATGAGATATGAGTTTTCACCAGTAGATTCTGATTTCAGCGTCACTGCCAACCCAATTGTCAGGCAAAGCGGGGAACACTTCGCGCCACTCGGGTGTGAGACCATCCCGAAACTCGTCGTAATCATCCAACGAGAAATAGTCGCATTCATCGTAGCCATCGTCATGGCTGACACCTGATTCCAGCGCGTCCAGCATGTCAACCATATCCGAAGTGGCATTCGGATACAGCCACGTATGCACGGTATCCTCATGCCTCCAGCCTTTCAGCGGCGTCGAATTGCCATAAACGGTGAGCTTGATTGAAGCGCTCATAATAATCTCCTAAAGAAATATTGATTTGGCTTGTAGCAAAAAATGGGTTGCCGCCCAGCGGAAGTGAGGAAAAAGCTGGACGGCAAGAACTTAGAACAGCGGCAAAGCAAACCGCTTGTCGGGCAGATCGGTGGCGTTCAACGCCGCCAAAATCAGATCAGACGTGTGAAGCGGAATGTTGGCGCGCACCGCCGCGATATTATCCGGCGTATACGCATAGCCAGAGGACTCCAGAACCTCACGAATCTTGCTAGTGGGTATCTTGACTTCCATCATTCCCACCCCAGCATGTCGTCGATGCACCAGCCGATAGCGCACTCATACCGGTCATACGTGGTGGAATACTTCTGTGAGAACGCCTCACGCGCCCTCTTGTCGAGCATGTCCAACGACAAACCGGTTTCGGCTATCTGCTGTTCCGCAGTATCGAAGTCCGGCGCGGTGTATGGCTTGTCCAGCTTCAGCATGGCACGACGGCGTAAATCATCGATAAAACCATGCTGGCAGTCGAAGATATCCGCCACGCTATCCGCGTTATCGGCGGCCATCTCGTAAGCCGCCTGCAACAACAGGCGTACGGCTTTCTCCCGAATCTCGCTCATGTCACGCCGCCTTAACCCACTTGTCGCGGACGGTAGCCACGTAATCGGCCACCGCCTTTTCCAACTGCCTGTCACTGCCACGCTCATAACGGGCACGGTAGGCGACAACGCACCTGCCATTGGCCGAAGCAACGTAGGCCACCTTGCGGCCCTTGCTGGTACGGAAGTGACGGATAGGGCCCAAACCTTGCAATTCGGGGCATTCCTTAGCCATCATCAGGTCAGGCATCGTACAATAGGAGACGGCGAAACTGTTCACCTTCGGCGGCACTTCGGGAATCTCCTGTGTATCCGGCGCGGGTTCATCATCCATGAACTCGTCTTCCAATATCGCGTCCTCGGGCATAGGCACCGGCCACTGAACATTGCTCGTGAAGCGTTCCTCCTCACACTTCCAGTTTGCATCGATCGATGGGTGCGCGACAATGCCGCCAACCGTTTTAGCGTCCATTCCGGTAGGTACCGGCACCGGCACTGTCTTCATACGCTCGGAATCGGGTATGAGCATCCAACCATGCTCAAGGTCAACGGAGCTTGACCTCATGCCATTCAAAAAGTCCTCATACTGGACTCCCTTGGCCTGAACATTCCACGCCGTGCCCTGCGAAGTCTGGGAAAGTGACCAGACTCGTCTAACCCGAGCGTTCACATACCGAACATCATATTTCGAGCCATCCTTGCGCAACCGCACCCACATGCCGCTCACGGCATTCACGTTACGCGACGGGTCATTGGTCAGCTTCTTCATTTTGGTTTACCTCACTTGTAAAGATTCGATTTTGATTGATTTTCTGGAATGAGTAGGCGGCTAGAAGACTCTCAGCATTCACCCTCTTCGGTGGCTTCGGTGTAGAAAACGTCGTCCATTTGGTCATTGTTGAAACGCTCATTGATGTAATCGGAAATTGCCTTACCGGTATCGTCTTCGTTAATTAGCTGACTAATGCGGGTATGGCTCACACCGTTACCGTCCAAAATGTAAGCGTCTTGCGCCCAACCATCTTCATGCTCGAAAGCCTTGTTATATTCGGTTTCCGTCACATATCCCCAGTCGCCAAGGCGATAGATGCCCTCATAGGGTTGGAAACCGTCATAGCGCGTCAATGGCGATAGTTTTTCGTCAACACGTTCCACCATGTCGGCAACATCTTTAACGGTAATGGACATTTTGAATCTCCCTTAAACAAGAGGGGCACGGCCACAACGCCATGCCCCACAACGATTTATTAACGATGGACTCGCACCATGTAGCCCCTACCCCACGGGACTAGCTCCACGGGATAACCTTTGGCCTCATAATGCGATTGAGTGGCAACAGCCACGGGAAACGACTTGCAACGGTAATGGTCAATCATGGTCGATCACTCACCCATATACGCAACTGGGTTAAGTTGCATGTCGATACGCCGCCATGCCCTGACCAATTCGGCGGTAGGCGCGTACCGTTCGACAGCCGACCGGCTACCGTCGTACCGTGCGGCCATATCATTATCAAAACCGATAACAGTATCGGCCATGATATGACGCGCCTCTTTCGCCGTAATGGCCTCACAATGCCAATTGCCATCAAACACGTCGTCGGCAACCCAAGCGTCACGCTCAGCCCTCGAATCAAACACGTAGAGGCCACCCGGCCATGACCCGTCATCCCATGTCGCGCCGATACCATAAGCCCAGCGGAAAGCGTAGAAGTAGCGTGCCATCATGCCACCGCCTTAAACTCATGCGATTGGATGAAATCGTTGCGGCTGCAGACGTTCTCAGGCGGGAAAAAATTACTCGGCCAGAACGTGAATGCACCGTCCTTGAAGTAGCCTCCTTCAATCCACTCGAAACGCTTACGCCGGACACGCCGAACGGTAAGCCAGACGGTATCGTATTTATCGAACGTCACCGTCTTGTCAGTGGCTTTGACGATAACGTAGATGTCGCCGGCCAACGATTGGGCCGACCAGCCAACGTGGAAGTCGCTTGGATTCAGTATTTCTTCAGGCATGGCACACCTCCATTAGTGTGATATAGGATCTATAGGTTTGATTGATTGAAATTGCCCGAATGGGCGGGAAGCGCGGATTAATGCGCCGCGCTATCGCAGTCAAACTGTCTTAACGAAAGATTCGGGCATGTCACGCCGGAACGTGTACCCGTCGAACATATCGCCGTGCATCTCCTCAACGGCGAACCCATTGCCGCGCATGAAGTCCAGGAACTCACTCATGCCCATGCCGCCAAAGCACAGCTCATACCCGTAATCAAGTTTGTTGACTACGCGCGTGACCTGACCACTATAACCGGTGTTCACGTTCAGTTTCGGCCACATCATGAGTGTCTGCATAAGCGGGTTATCTTTCAACGCTAAATCAACTGCCGCACTCTCCTTGTCGTATCCACAGCCTGACACGGTACCGTTAGTGTAGTCGCCGCGAATGCCGGCGAGGTTGGCCCAGACTTCGGCACGCGGGTTACTCCCCCACATGCGTGACCTATGCCAGTCAACGTTAATCCTAAAAACAAGTTCCACACACATTGTGAATCTCCCTTGAATTGATGAAGCGCGGAGTCAGCCGCGCGACTGATTGAATCTGATTGAAAGTTAGTAGCGTTCGCCGATTAGCACGCCGTCTTGGTAGATGTACAGGCCGGTACCGCGTCCGTTGCCCATTCGAGCACTATCCCAGTAGCAGAGTCCAGCTTGACCCGAGCCGTCTTCGTTCTCACATTGCGGGATGTTCGCGGTATCACTACCGCAAGCGGACAGGGTGAAAAGTGTGATTAACGCGGCTGAAGCCGCCAGAATTTTACGCATGGTTCCTCACTTCCATGTGAGGCGTGCTAAGATAGCACAGCCTCGATTTGATTGATTGGTTAGAGAACTTTCAACTTAAGGCACGCGGCTAGGTAGTTGGCGCTACTTAGCCGCATTCTTTTAACGCATCAGGTCGCTCGGTTGGCAGTTGAGTGCACTGGATATCTTCAAAGCGTTTTCAAGAGTCATGTTCCGAACGTCTCGCCGCCCGGTCTCATAACTGCTGATGATTGTTCGCGCTATTCCAGTGCGCTTGGCTAGCTCAACTTGTGTTAAGTCGGCTTGTTTGCGCAGTTCCTTAAGTCCCATAGGCTTACCCGCTTTCTCTAGTAGTAGGTAAACCAATTATGACAGCAAAATGTATCATTTGCATGTAGGGAAACACTGTTAAGTTCTCAAACTTGCTTTTGTCTTGCCCGATTGGGCTTGATAATTGATAGCATAACGTATCATTTTGGTTTAAACAAATCGGCGTGTCGGAAAACCAGCACGCCGAACAGCTCACACTGACGCGAACTCACGCACCAGCGCGTGCCGCATGATGTCATCAGCGGACACGCCACGACGTTTAGCGACGGCATCCAACATGGCCGACATGTCAGCGCTTAACGAAAACGTCCGACTGACAGCATCCGCCTGAGCGACAGGAACGACAGGCCCGGAATACACCGCACCCGGCCTTCCGCCGAACTCGCCGTTATCCGCATCGTCGGCCCACTTGTCCAACATGTCATCAGTGACCACACGGCCACCCTTCGCAACAAAAGACATGACACTTCCTCCTTTACAAAAGTTTCAGTTCCCGCAGCACCTTCGGCGTCGCACGCATGGCATGGAACACATGCCAACGATCCGACTCATCTAGTACCGCCACCATTTCCAGCAAACGCCCGTACTCGTCGTATCCAACCGCCACATAACGCAACGGGTCGGTATCCTCACGCGCCATAAACCGCACGACGTTCGACCATGCCACGCGCACCGAATCAGCGGACACGTCGGGATGTCGAGTCTGGATACGCGGGTCAACGACGATATCGCCAACCGGCACGGCTCACCACCTTTCGATATAACAGGTTCCAGCGTATCCCGTCCACCTTGGGACACGCTATGAGTGCCTAGACTATGGGATAAACCCAGTGAGCTAGGCCGACTGTGTACAAGGCCCACAGTCAGGCGAAGAATTGATTAGGGCACACACCTAGCTTTCGCTAGTGTTTTCTTTCGACTCGCTAGGAGCCTCAGCAAGCGCAAACATCTCGGATAAATCGTTAGCCATCTTGCGCCGCCCCAACGCACGTAACCATTTAACAGCCATCTCTAACGTCATGTTTTTTGTATCGAGATGCCCATTCTTGTACTTAGATACCGTGGTACGAGGTATGCCGATTTTATCGGCTAACTGTTGATTATCCAGATTCTTGCTGTCTTGCAATTCCCTGTAGTCCATGGCCCACCTCGCTATCTGTTTCAGTGGGCCTAATTATACCTTTGGCTTATTCGCAGACGGAGTTTCTGATGCCATCGCGCCGCGTTCTCTCAGCGGCCCCCGCACTACTCGCAAGACCTCTGCCTTGCTTCATTATCCCTCACCAGTCCTTGACTGGGTATCGGTAACACTATTCAATTCTCAAACTCTCATGTCACTCGGGATAGCTCTCACCTATCACCGGGACTTCGTGCGCCGCTGGGGCTCGAACCCAGTACCCGCCTATCGGCGGCGCTGTCAGTAGTTGAGCTCGGCCCACACTCGGTCAAACTTGCGGTATAGCTCGGCGGGGTATTCCTCGTTGTCGTCCATCTCGATACCGAGGGACATGGCCGTGAGGTCAAGCACGTTGTCATAGGTGCAGGGCTTACATACCGTGGCCAGGTCTACCGCCGCTCTAAAGGCTTTGGCTTTAATCTCCGTGGTGTTCATCTCGGGGTTCCTTTCTTGTCGTTCCGTGGTTGACGGCTATCACTATACGCGGTCCAATACTGGAACGCAAGTCGGTATCGCAAACCACCACTAAAACCATTGCAAACACTCGCATTCCTCGGCGTGTCGAAACCACCATAACCACCACAAAAACCGTCAAACCACAGAGCCCACGCCACTACTCCCATACCCATATAGTTACACATACAACAGTTGCACCATGCAACAATCACCAAACATGAGCCAACATCACTCAACCTCATGCCGCCGCCGCTCACAGTCCCATAACCACGCATGTATGCGCACGCGCCCATACGCACACGCCTACGCGCATACACGCGCATACCACCACTAACCAGACACGCCGACACTGGCACACATACCCCCCATAGGGAGGGTACCCACGGGAAAGCCCCGGGGCCGCTGCGACTCTAGCTCTGACGCTGGATGCGATTGGGGGCTATTGTGGAAAAACCGTTCGTTTCTGTGATGAGTGATGTTCTTTCACATTTTCTTCACTGCAACGCTTGCCGCAACGCTTGTTATGAGTAAACTGTCGTGTAGATAGATTGTCGGGGAATGGAGCGAAGCTCAGATTCCTGACAAGGCGAGGCCCCGCAGTCGCGGGGTTTTCTTGTATCTGCGTGAGATATCTCAATTGGTAGAGGACGCCGGCTCAAACCCGGTGCGTTGTGGGTTCGATTCCCTCTCTCACGACTAGGCCACGCCCTTTTTGAAAACCAAACCGTCAAAAAACAATTTACGAGGATTCATACAGGTTGAGTTCTTCGGAGTTCCGTTTTTGCGTTGATGTTGTTTTCTTGGACCGGGGGCGTGGCCGGGGATGATTGGCAGAGTAGACGAATGCGGCGGCTTGCTAGGCCGTAAACCGTAAAAGGTTCGCAAGTGCAAATCTTGCATCATCCGCAGGATGGTCAGTAAGGCCGGTCAAGGTCGTGACTGTCGGTTGGGGTTTGACCGCCCGTGAACCGGCGTCGTGCAGAATCTCCGCACGGCATTGTGCTGATTCCCCGCTTCGCGTGGGTTGACGTCGGCTGAGGAGTGCCCCTTCCTCACCGGGGGGGCGGGAGTCTGGGATGGCTTCCACGGTGTCGAGCACGTGGAGTGCGCGCGGTCTGTAACACCGCTGCTTTTGGCGATGGGAGTTCGATTCTCCCCGGCACCACAACGCCTGCAAGAAGAGGCGATTTATAGGCGGTGACGGCTTCTTGGGTCATCGTCGGATGTCGGCGGCGGCTTCATGCCATGCCGTGCGGCGATAACTGAACAGCGCTCCCCTAGTGGGAGGCATGGCATTCTAGCTCATTGGAAGAGCGGCGCTCTCGTAAAGCGCAGGTTCGAGTTCGATTCTCGGGATTGCCTCTAGGAGCCGGTGGCTCGTGGACCAACATCCCCTGTATTTGGATTAACCCCGTTGGAATGCTCGCTCGCCACGCTCCCATCGGTTCCGCCCCCCTACCTGTTGGGAGGTTTTTCGTGCGTTGGAGAAATTCCCATCGTAAGGAGCGGTTCAATCCCGATTGGCCGCGTATCCGGCATGAGATTCTGGAGCGTGACCGGTTCGCGTGCCAGTGGCCTGTGACCGACGAGTTCGGTTTCACTCGCATCTGCGCCCAGCCCGCGAACGAGGTGGATCATAAGGTTCGTGCCATGAACGGCGTGGACGATGATTCGCCCGAGAACCTGTGGGCCTTATGCCAGTACCATCATTCGCAGAAAACCGCGCAGGAGTCCGCTGAGCAGCGGCGCATGAACCGTGAACGCCGGAAGGAAGAGCAATGGTATTCGCATCCGGCGTTTCAGTGAGCGGCTATGTGTGCATGGTGGCCGGCTGCGGGAATGCGGTGTATGCGCGCGGCTTGTGCCGCCATCATTATGACCGTGACCGGTATGCGGGTAGTCCGATTATCCCGTTTCGTACCCGCTTGTGCCCTATCGGCCATTATTTCCAGCCGTCTCGTGTTGACCAGATTTTCTGTTCCGGCAGGCATCGCAGCAAGTACAAGCGTCTGTCGGATAAAGACCCTCTGAAGTATCCCCCTAATCCCGAAACCCCCTTGTTCGTCAAGCAGGTCGAGGCCGAGGACATTGAGCCGGATATTCGGGTGGAGTCGTTCACCGACGCGGATGTCATCGCGGAATGCGGTGGCGTGTGTGCGGTGTGCGGCAAGCGGGTCGATGTTGATTCTTCCGGGCCTGATGGTCCGGCGTTTAAGTGGAAGGTTCCTTTGGAGAAGTCGCGTCAGGCGACTTTGGCGAACCGACTTCTAGTCCATAACCGGTGCCTGTAGGCGGAACGCCTTGGCCCAGGAGTGCCCGGAATGGGCGGAATGGGGTTGAAGCATGGCTGGCAATGGTCATTCCGGTCGTAGCAAGGCCGGTAGGAATGTGGTTTTGAAAAGTCCTGATACCGTTATGGGTCTGGACTTGCCCGCGACCCGTCCTGATGGGCGTGAGTGGCTTGACTTGACGAAACGCTGGTACAGGTCGATGCAGACGGGGCCTATGGCTCCGCGCATGGGTATGGAGGCCGACTGGTTCTCGTTGATGGACTTGGCGAAGCTGAAGGATGATTACTGGCGTATGTCGAAGCCTTCTGCGGTGATGGCCGCTGAGATTCGCCAGCGCGAGGACTCGTTTCTTATCACGCCTGCCGCTCGTATCAAGGCGAAGATCGAGGCCATCGAGGCTGATGATATGAGTACAGGCACGGAACGTCCCGAGACCCGTGGCGAGGCCGTGAAGGAGGACGTTGACCGTCGCCGCCGTCAGTTGAGGGTGGTGAACGGTGGCGCATGACATCATTCCCCAGCTGACGCAATGGGAGTACGATCATTCCCTCGGCCATCTGGCGGTGTGGTGGATTGAGACGTTCACGCTTATCGGACGTGGCGACGGTATCGGCTTGCCCATGCATTTCGATTTGGACGAGTACCAGTTCATGATCGGCGCCTATGCGTTGAAGAGGAACGGCAAGCGCAAGTTTAACCGACTGTTCCTTTCCCGAGCCAAGGGCCGTGACAAGTCGGGCAAAGCCGCTGGCGTCGGCATGTTCGAGGGTTTCGGCCCTTGTCGTTTCGACCATTGGGCGCGTGAGGGCGAGACCTACACGTTCATGGGCGAGACCTACGAGTATCACGAGGGTGAGCCTGTGGGCAAGCCCGTCACCCAGCCCGAGGTCGTGTGCTTGGCCAATTCCGAGCAGCAGGCCGGCAACGTGTTCGAGTCCATTTACTACAACTGCGATTCCGGCCCCTTGTCCGATTGGAAGGGCATGGGCATGGATGTGGGCACGACCCGTATCATGCTTCCCGAGGGTGGCATCATCATGCCCATCACTTCGGGTGCCTCCAGTCAGGATGGAAAGCTGACCACCTGTGGTCTTGCCGACGAGACGCATCTTATGGTGCAGCCGAAGCTGTGGAACGTGTACAAGACCGTGGCCCGAAACCTCGGCAAGCGTGCCGGTACCGCTGGCACGTTCATGATGGAGACCTCCACGATGTACCGCCCCGGCGAGGGCAGTATCGCTGAAGCGTCGTACAAGTATGCGTGGGATGTGGCCGCAGGACGAATCAAGCATCGTGCCGGCATCTACTTCGACCATGTGTACGCGACGTTGGACGTGGAGGACTTCTCGGACGAGAAGAAGATGACCAAGGCCCTTGAGATTGCCTACGGCCAATCCTTGAAAAGCCCCGATGGGAAAGACCATATCATTCTCAAGGACGGCACCGACGTGCCGATCGAGAACAAGACCGGGCTGAGCGCCGATGGCCGTTATTCGCTGACCGATGGCGAGCTTGGCCCGTCCAAGGACGGGTGGCTGACGTTGGATGGCCAGCTTGACCAGATCTACCAGCCGGACACCGATCCCGCCGATTCGATTCGTTACTTCCTGAACAATCTTTCCAGCGTGCAGAACGCTTGGCTCAGGGAGTCCGACATTCAATCCCATGTCCTGTACAAGGACGAGATGGCCGGCTATCTGGGTTCCCGCAAACTTGAGAATGCTTGGCAGAAATTCGTCACCAAGAAGGAGCCGATAACGCTCGGCTTCGACGGTTCCGTGTCGAAGGACTCCACAGCCCTCGTTGGTTGCAGGGTGTCCGATGGCATGTTGTTCCTTATCAAGTTGGAGCAATGCCCTGACGGGCCGGAGAAGGCCACGTGGAGGGTTGACCGTGACGCCTTCGACCAAGCCGCCAGGGACATGCTTGACAAGTACAACGTGGTCGGCTTCTTCGCCGACGCCGCTTTCTTCGAGTCGATGATAGGCGCTTGGGAGAAGGACTACGGGAAGAAACTGAAGGTCGGACCACGCAAGAGCGGCGATCTCGTCAAGTTCTATACGAACAACTGGAAGAACGAGATGTATCAGGCCACGGAGAACGCGGCCACAGGTTTCCGCTACCCGTATGAGGAGCCTGAAGGCAGAAAGCCCGCGTTGAACAGCATCGCGTTGCTTGCCGACCCGCGACTCATCAACCATTTCCGGCATCCGCGCCGGGTGGACAAATCGTATGGCTACAAGATTCTCAAGGAGTCCCCGGCCAGTCCGAACAAGATCGATGCCTGCGTCGCGAGCATTCTCGCATACCGCGCACGCGCCCGCTATCTGGAGATAGCCGAGGAGAAGAGGCGTCGCGCGCCCATTCGCATCTACTAGGAGGTTAGCCCATGCCCGACGTGCAGCTTGCCATCAGGAACGCGACCGTCGAGGATACGGATGCATGGAACCTCACCCAGCTTGCCACGGCTTGGGGTCGCAGACTTCCCATGCTCGCCGTTCTGAAACAGTACAAGGACGGCAAAGAGCTTGTGGACTCCACGAGTGTGCCCGGCAGCACGAGCCCGAACGCGGCTCCCGTGTACCGCACCATGCGCGAGATAGGCACGTTGAATCTGGCCCGCCGTATCAGCGAAAGCGTGACCGACCGTCAGCGTCCGAACGGTTTTCGCAAGATATCCGACGAGAAGATGAAGGATACCGCCGCCGACGCCATGTACCAGGATTGCATGATGGACACGCTGCTGCGCTGCCACCTGTTCCCCGACACCGCGGATTACGGCGCCTCCTACGGCTTTGTGAACAAGGGGCGCGGGAAGAAGCTGGTGCAGGCGTGGAGCCCTTGGTGCTGCTACATGTCTGATGATGAAGATTCGGCCATCCATTACAGCTATGACGCCCGTGAGGGGGTCGAGAACATTCGCTTGTTTGGCATGGAACGCGACGAGGCCGGCAATATCAAACGCGTGTATTCCAAGCTCGCCACGCGCGAGAGCGAACGCACGGTGACCGACCCCGACGATGACGAGGCCGTGGCACAGCTCGCCATAGAAGGCAAGGCATGGGAGCCGGGCAACACTTGGGAGTGGGCACAGGGCGATGAGACCTACGATTACGCTCTAGCCTGTGAAAGTCTGCCGGTGGTCAAACTGCCAACGCCGGACGGCATGGGCATATTCGAGCCTTTTCTTGATACTCTGCGCCGTATCGACCGTCAGATTTTCGACCGCCTGTGCATAACCATGATGCAGGCGTTCCGCCAGCGCGCCATCAAGGGCGACATCAACCTTGAATACGGCCCCGAGGACATCGAGGTCATTCAAGGCCTGAAACAGGAGGGCGACCCCATCGACCTTTCCGAAAGGTTCGCCATGGGCCCCGCCGCACTATGGAACCTGCCGGACGGTGTGGAGATATGGGAATCTCAGACCACCGATCTGAACGGCCTGCAGAACGTCATCAACGCCGACATCAAGCATCTCGCGGCCACGGCCGGTATTCCGTTGGATATTCTCAGCCCTGACGTGCAGGGTTCCGCCAACGGTGCCGAGTTGAAGCGCGAGACGCTGCGATTCAAGGTCGAGAACCTGAACGCCCTCGCGTCCGAGGCCATCGGGCGTATGATTCGCATGGCGTTGACGTTGAACGGTGAGGGAAGCGCCGCCGATGACGATTTCGAGCTGATGTGGAAGCCCATGGTGTCCACGAGCAGTCTGGAACTCGCCCAATCCGGCCAGCTGAAATACCAGTCCGGTCTGATGGCACGCCGCACGGTTCTCACCCATGACTTCGGTTTCACCGCCCAGGACATAGCCGAGGATGACATGAATCGCATATCCGACCAGTTGACGTTCTCCGACCAATCGGCCGGTCAGCCCGTATTGCAGGGCGCCGTGCAGCCGGCGACCGGCTGGGATGAAACCACCCAGTCCGCCGTTAACGGTTTGAACGGAGACGAGAACGGCGACGGGGTTTCCGATAGCGTCACCAGTCTCGACGGCGTGGAGACGTTCTGATGGCGGACATCACCCAGATTCTCAACCAGCGCATGAGCCGGTACGAGCGCGAACGCGCCCGTCTGGTCGAGGAATACGTGACCGCCGCATGGAAGATGTGGCAGAGCCTGTCCCCCGCCGACTGGTGGAACGATGCCGTCACGCAGGGCGCGTCGGCAAACCTGACCTCACGGTATATGGCGTTCGTGGAGCGCATGCGCCGACTTGGCATAGCCTATGCCGACATCGCGCTCGGACTCGTCGGCGCCACCGCGCAGGGGCAGCTCCCGGAGTTCGAGGTGGTCAGGGACAACACGGACCCGTGGAAGATGATGCTCCGCCCCGTGGAATCCTACAGGGACGCTTCCAGCAAGGAGCCTCACTTGCGCCCGTCCGCGTGGGAGAACCTTGAGGCCGACGCGCAGCGTTCCGTTGACAGGTGGCTGGAAGAGGCGAACGAGCGTCTTGTGGACATCATCGACACCGATTCCATGATCGCCGGAACGCGAGCCACATTGGAACGCTACCGAGGGTCGGGCATTACGAGATACCGGCGAGTCATTCACCCGGAACTGTCCAAGACGGGCACGTGCGGCTTGTGCGTGGTCGCAGCCGACAGGGTGTATTCGATAGCGGCCCTTATGCCCATTCACGGCAACTGCCATTGCACCGTGCTCCCCATCACCGAGGACAACGACCCCGGTTTGAGACTCAACGACGATGACCTGAAACGCATCTACAAGGAGGCGGGCGGCACTACGGCTGCGAAACTCAAGCAGACCCGCGTGCTGACGCTCACCAACAGCGAGATAGGCCCCGTATTGAGCGCCAAGGAAGTCAAGCCACGCAAGGACGTGGAATGGCATCAGCCCGACGCGGATATGACCCGAGAGCAGATTCAACGAATGTTGGAGAGAGCCAACGTGTTCACCGAATACTACCGGAAGGTCGAATCGACCGGAAAGGCCGAACACTTCCGCTACGAGGAGCACACCTACCATTTCGAACCTTCGCCGCACCTGAAACAGGCGCTGGCGGCAAACCTTGCGTTCGCGCAACAACTCAGGGCGAGGCTCCGTCTCGCCGCATAACAGCAACCAAGTTGAAAGGAACCATCCCTGATGGCTGACAACGAGAACACCCCCATCGTCGTAACGACCGTGGACGGTGAGCCCGGAACGGGCGAACAGAACGACACCACGCCGAAGGCCGACAGCAACGACCTTGCCGACAAGGTGTCCATGTGGCAGGCCATGAGCCGCGAGAACGAGAAGAAGAGCCATGCGAACCTGAAGCGCGCCACCGAAGCGGAAAACAAGTTGGCCGACGTGGAGCACCAGTACGCGCAGGCTCAGGCCCAGATCGCCAAGCTCAAGGCGCAGGCCGCATACCCGCAGCTCACCGATGAGGTGTTCGCCGCCCTTGCACCCAAGGATGCGGACGCCGAAGCCATCGAGGAGTGGGCGAAGAACGCATCCCAGTTCATTCTTCCCGCGCAGACCGAAACGGTTGCCGACGATGGGAAGAAAGAAGAACAGCAGCAGCCCCTGCCCGCCTCCGTATTGGAGGGATACAGCCATACGGCGCCTCATCCTCAAGGTTCGACGGCCAGTGGCGGATTGACTGCCGCATACGATTACGGGCGCAAGTTCGCGTCCATCAACAACGACAAAAAGTAAGGAGAGCCCCAATGGCTAACCCCGTGGAAATGGTTCACACCACCGGCTATACGGTGCCGCAGGACGACCAGTCCTGGCTTATCAACCGCATCACCGATGGCATTCGTGAGGCGCAGCTTGATCTGAGCCTGTTCACCGGCGACAAGGAGAAGGAGAAGAAGTACTTCGCCTCCATCGACCCGGATGATTTCAACGCCTGGCTGAAGTCAGGCATTCCGGTCGCCAAGGTCACCAGCACCGGCCTGTTCGGCCCGTATGACCCGGCCGCCACCGATGGCCGCCAGCTCAAGGTCGCCGGCTTCCTTGAAAGCCAGCAGCACGTGGTGTTCACGCGCTCCAGCTTCGAGAACCAGTATCCGACCGCCGGCGTGCGCTACATGGCCGTCATCGACCGCAACAACCTGCCGGTCACACTGGCGGAAGGCACCGTTTTCGAGGGTCTTATCCTCGACTACGACAAGTCCGCTGGCGGCGATGTGAAGGTGCTGTCCCCGTCCGCTGCCGGCACCGCCTACAAACTGCCCAACGCCACTGCAAGCGCACTGGGTGGCGTCAAGCAGGCCGCGAACGTCGCCAACCTCGCAACCAGTGCCGACGCCGCCGCCATCGTCACTGCGGTCAACACCCTGTTCGTCAATCTGCGCACTGCCGGTGTCATGGCCGCTAAGTGACCTTAATCATTCGTTTTCTGAAACCCGCCCCATGTGGCGGGTTTTTTTATACCCGAAAGGAACATCATGGCCCTTATCAACAAGGACATCATCACGCCCGCTGAAGCGTCGGCCATCGTGCTTGGCGCATATCAGTCCACGCGCGAGATTCTGCCGTTCGGCAAGATTCTGCCGGATGTGATGAACCCGACCGGTCTGAACGTGAGCTGGATTCCGAACCAGCCGCGCTTCGAGGTCGAGGAAATGAAGTATTCGACGTGGGATGCCGAAGCCCCGTATGACAAGACCACCGGTGGCGGCAAGAAGTCCTATACGGAGATGCTGCCGCTGCGCAAGCGCCACCGTATCAGCGAGCACGACATCGCAGCCGGACGTGTCGCCGCCACCGCCTCCGAGGCTTCCGACGAGCTGCGTGAGGCTCTTGCTCGACTCGGCACCGAAATGGCCTACCGTACGGAGAAGGCCAACGTCGCCGTCGCCGTGGACGCCAAGCTCGGCATCGACGAGTCGGACCTGACCGCCAACTGGGATTATGCGCGAGACGCCTCGCTCGCCGTCGAACTCAAGACCAACAACCTGTGGTCCAACGCGGCAAGCGACCCGATCAAGGACCTGCGCAAATGGAGCGACCTCGTGTACAAGGCCGAGGGCACCCGCCCGCGCGTCATGGTCACGACCCGCAAGGTCATGAACACGCTCATGGAGAACGCCGCCGTGATGAAGTACTTCTACGCGGGTCAGGCCCAGTCGGACATGCTGCCCGCCTTCATCGGCGAAGCCCAGGTGCGTGGCGTTCTTTCCTCCTATGCGAATATCAGCGACGTTCTGCTCGTTGATGAGACGTATGAGGAGTTCGCCCGCCAGCAGAAGATCATCCTGCCGGGCGGCGTCGCCTCCTTCTTCCCGGAGAACACCGTCCTGTTGCTGCCCGGCCTGAACGACACCGGCCTCGGATACACGGCCCTCGGCCCGACCGCCGAAGCCAAGCAGTCCACCGTGTACGGCATCAGCCGCCAGTACGATGCCGGCCCGATCGGCGCCATTCTCGACATCCCGTCCGCCACGCCGGGCTACGAGGCTTACGTGAACGGCACGATGCTGCCGGTTCTCGTCCAGTCCAACAGCACGTTCAAAGCGACCGTCCTCAACGGCTGAGCTTAAGGAGCCAGCATGTCCACGACGCTTATCGACAACATCGACTGGTTGAAGTACATGCGGCTCAACGCGACCGGGGAGCCGGAACTGTTCGACAAGGACAACGGCTTCCCCGATTCGTGGGTGAGGCAGCAGTGCCGTAAGGCCGCGTTGCTGTGCATGGCCGAATGCCCGAACGTGTACGCGCGGCTGCGCAGGCGGAGGCTGAGCGAATCGGATTTTGCCGGCGTGGTATGCGACATGGTTCTCCGTCTCGCCCGCCAGTACAAGTACAAGGCGGAATCGAACGGCAACTACTCGTACACGCGGCGCGACGACCAGCCGGTGGCTCCGGGCTACAATCCCAGTCCCCGACTGTTCGTCGCCAAGGACGAGAAGGCCATACTCGCCGGCTACACCAGTTCGCAGGGCGGCGGGCACATCAGCCTCGGCTTCGACCCCGGTTTCGGGGGCTGACCATGAGCCACCTGTATGACGGGGAGCAGCCCGAGGAGACCCACCTGTTCGATGACGTGGAGACCGAGCCCCGTATAACGGACGATCTACTGCACCGCGACATGATCGTGGTGCAGCCGATGAAACCGTATGAGACGCCCTACGGTTCCGGCACCGTACCGGACGGCGACGCCTCCTACTGTTACTGCTCGTTCGAGCCTCGAATCAATAAGAACAGCACGTTTTCCAAGAACTGGGCGCAGGACACCACGCCGCAAACGACCGGTGGCCTGCGCGAGGATGCGTTGGCGATCGTTCTCGCGCCGGAATGGCATGGGGACATCAACACGCAGTTCTGGCTCGATAACGCCTGTTACGAGGTTGACGGCCCGCCTATGGAGATGCGTCACGCCTCGGATGCCGCCCACCACTGGAACATCACCGCGAGATGCATCGGCCATGCGACCGAGGACAACGGGTTGAAACCGCCTGTCCCGCCCGAGGGGAGCCGCACATGGGGTACGTGAAGCTGAAGCCCGCAAGGGTGCTGAACCGTGACATGGCGATACTGTTCGGAGCCGAAGCCACCCGTCCCGTGGCGGAGAAGGTCGAGGCGAAGGCGAAGGGACTGGCCGACGTGAAGGCGAAGCACTCGTCCGTCGCCGACCGCATCGACATCAGCACTCACGCGCATGGCACGCATACCGCCGTGATCATGAGCGTCAAGGGCCGTGACGGTTCCGAGATCGCCTCCCACTTGGAGTTCGGCTACTTCAATCGGTGGCTGGAACACAAGTACGGCATCAAAAGTCCGAGTGCCTGGATGCCGGGATTGTTCATCATGTCGAGGGCGAAATATGTCTGACCCCACGATATTCGACCTTTCCGTAAGGGAACAGTTGGATGCGGTCGGCCTGACACGCGCCTACCTGGACGCCGTCGAATGGAAGGACCGTGATTTCAGGCCGGTCATCCAACCGGAGGTCACGCCCGCCACGGATTCGCTCCTGTTGTCCCATGACGTGATTCTCTACCATTGCGGTGCTCCTGAGCAGCCCGACTGGAATCTGAAGGCTTGGATATGGCAGTACACGCTGTCTTTGACGGTGTTGGGCCGTGACCCGGAACGGGTGGCCCGCATCTGCGGATGGCTGCACCGTTGCATATCCGCATGGCCGTACCAGCCGGGAACCATGTACGGGAAGATCGGGCGGATAGTGGACAATCCCGGTTTCGAGTCCCGGTCTTCCGGCGACATGACCAGTTCCAAAAGCATCGTCGCGTGGACTTCCACGAAACGCATACAGGCCGCGTCCCCACGCGGCTGACCTTATCTGAAAAACCATCAATCACACAATCAGACCCCGCACGCCTACACGGCTGCGGGGTTTTCCATATTTGAAAGGAAAACGATATGGCTGACGAAATCGGCATCCACGACGACGGCGTGTTGACCGCCGTCCGAGGAACGATCTTCATGGCGAAGGCCGAGACCATCATTACCTCCGCACTGCTCAAGCAGTTCACCGTCGAGGCGGCGACCGTGGGCGTGGGCGACGGCATGTGGACGAACCTCGGCCACATGTCGAACGACAACCTGCCCGAGTTCGCGTTGGACGGCGGCGACGCCACCACGTTGAGCACTTGGCTCAAGGCGGCGTTCCGCACCCAGTACGCCCAGACCACCGGCACTGTGACGTTCAATTCGGTGCAGGGCGACAAGGGCACGTTCAAGACCTTCTACAACGCGGTCGATATGACCGGCGCCGGCGTGGCCTTCTCCTTGGAGAAGACCCCCATCAACAAGTCCCTGTTCATCCTGTGGTCCGACACGAACACGACCGGCCGTGCCGGCCTGCTGCTGCCGAACTCGGACATCGCGTTCTCCAGTCTGCCTGCTCTTTCCACGGATTCGTTCGTGGAGTTCTCCGCTCAGGCGAACATCAAGACATCCAGCGTGCTTCCGCATGACAAGAACGGCAAGTTCACGTCCGTCGCCTACTTCGCGCCGTCCGACTTCACGGTCTGACCCGTCTCTTCCTTGCCGCGTCTCCTATCCGCGCGGCAAGGAACCCACTCTTTCCACGGATAGGGCTTTTCAGAATCATTCTTTTCCACGGATAGGAGCCGATGATGGCAGAGAACACTAAGAACACGACCGACAACGCGAAGATGCCGGAGACATGGGACGAGCTCAAGGAGCAGCCGCTGTTCGCGGGACTGCCCGACATGGCGAAGCCGCAGGAGCTGAACGTGGCCCAGTCCGCCGAGTTCTCGGTGACATGGCAGCGCATCTCCGAACGCAACGGGAAACTGGGCGACATGGGCTTATTCGGCGACGATGAGGCCGACAAGCCGAAGAAGAAGCCGAAGTACGACGAGTCCGAAGCCGTCATCCTCATGGCCGAGATCGTGCAGTACGCGGACATGTTCTACCGCGAAATCGCGGCCGACGAGAAGCAGTGGGACGAGTTCACCCGTGGCCGCACCTTGGAGAACCTGTACGTGCTGCTGGTGTCCCTGACCACGTTCTATTCGGTGGCACTGGGAAAATCAAGCGCCTCCAAGACGCGCTTGGAGAATGCAGAGTAGCGGTCTCGGCCGACTTCCAACGCTTCTACAACATCAACCTCCCCGCCAGTATGGGCCGCATGGAGCCGTCATGGCTGTGCGACCTGCTGGACGGTTTGGAGGGCGTTGACGGGAGCCTGTACCGCGCGTGGATGGCCGAACACCATCCGCTCCCACGGGAAGACGCGAAAAGCATGCCGCGTCTTTCCTACCTCACCTACGGGCAGTCGCAGATGCTGATGCTCAGCATGACGAACCAGCTTGAGATGATTCGCGTGATGATCGCCCGCATGATGGGCGACAAGAAGTCGAAGCCGCAGCCCGTCTATCCGCCCGGCACCGTGGTCAAGCCCGATTCGGTCGGGCCGAAATCGTTCTCCACGGCGGGCAAGTCGTTCGCCCAGATCACGGGCATGTTGGGTGCCGTGTTCGGCGGCAACAGTTTCTAGCAGAAAACCCCTCGCATTCCACGAGGGGTTTTCGTTTATCCTCCCGGAGGTTTTCTCATGGCCTTGTATTCCGCTGGCGCGGTCGGCGTCGATATTCGCCCGGACACCGATAATTTCTGGAAGATTCTCAACGCGGAACTGCATTCTCGTCACCCTGAGGTCACCGTTGATGTGAACACGAAGGGCGTCGCACGCGCCAAGGAGCAGATGCGCGACCTTGACGGCAAGACCCTCACCAACGTGGTGAAGATCGACGGCGACCCGTCCGGCTTGCGTGCCATCGACAAGGCCATGCAGGCCCAGCGGAAGCAGTGGGAGAAGAAGCCGGTCACCAGCAGGTTCGACTTGGACGATACGTCGTTCAATGAGAAGATTCACCGGCTTTCCAACCAGATCAAGCGGACCGCCGGCCAGACGGAGGCGTTCGTCAAGAAGTCGCAGAAATCCGTGGCCGACAGTCTTCAGGACAGTCTCTCCCGCATGCGTTCGGCACGCGCCCTCTACGACAAGGAGGCCACGGCCGCATCCCGCAGGCAGACCATGCTCATCAAGGACGAGCACGCCGCCTACGACATGTACGCGGAGGCCATCGAGAACGGGCGCAAACGTCAGGAGCAGTTGACCCGCAGCCAAGCCGATGTCAGTAAGACCCTTGACTGGTCCATCAAGAAGATGAAGGAGCTGCGCGAGGCCGGGAACATCGACACCGCGAACTGGTACAAGAACAGTCGCATCCCCGAGCTGCGCGAACAGCTCAAGGGCCTGAAAGCCGACCTGAAGGCGGTAGGCAAGGAGATAGCGGAGAACAAGAAGGCGCAGGACAAGCTCTTCTCCGCCGATTTCGACAACAAGGTAGCGGCACAGCAGCGTCTTATCGACTCCAACACCAAGAAGTGGGAGAAGGCGACCGACGCCATCTCCAAGTATTCGGACGCCGAGCTCATGCGCAAGGCGCGGCTCAAAGACTTCAACCGTGAGAACGACCGGCTGTTCTCCGGCCTGAACAAGATTCTCGACCTTGAGGAGAAGTCCGAGAAGCTGAACCGCAGGCAGCTCCAGCAGCTGTCGAAGCTCACGGCCGGCCAGAAGGCGTTGGCCGAGGTGTTCGAAGACACGGGAACCAGCGTCAAACGCCTCAACGCGGTACAGAACGATTCGCGCCGCACGATGGACAAGCAGCGCAAGACCGCCCGCGAACTGACCAGCCTGTTCGACGAGCAGGAGACCCAGATCAACGCGCTTTCCGCCGCGTTCCAGAAGTTCAAGCCCATGGGCATCGACAAGAACCTCGGCAAGGAGCTCAACAATACCTTCGACCAGCTGAAGAAGCTGCGCGACTTCGCATCCCGCAAGCCGATCACCGCCAAAGCCACATTGGATAAGACCCAATGGGACAAAAAATACGCGGAACTGATGTATGACGCGGAGAAGCTGCGCGCCAAACTCGACCGGGAGCATGAGGTCAACGTCCGCGTCAAGGTGTGGGAGGACAACGCCGACAAGCTCGAAGCCCGGTTGGAGAAGCTGCGTCATACGCGCCTCGACATTCCCGTGGACTGGCAGGTCGATCAGGAACGAATCATCGCGTCGATGCGTGAGACCGCCGCCAAGATCAAAGCCAATCCCGAACGTCGTTGGGAGCTTGAAGCCGACCTCGACCTGCAAATGCATCGCGCCGAGGAGAAGCTGAAGAAATTCGAGGACAAGAACGACGAGCTGAAGATGGATTTGGACTTGGAGACCGCGTTGGCCCGAGCCCATCTCGCCTACTTCACCCGCCCCCGCACCATCGACATCTTCGCTAATTTCAAGGGCACTGACCTTGGCAAGATTTTCTCCGGCATGACCAGTGGTGCGACCGGTTTGAAGGGCGTGCAGAACCAGTTCGACAGTCTTGTGAACCTGTTCGACAAGCTCGACAAGGTGGTTCCCAAGTGGTCGATTCTCGGTGCCGGCGTCACCGCGTTGGGTGCCGGACTCCTGAACCTGGGACGCACTGCGGGCGGTGTCGGCGTCAGCCTCGTGTCCATGAGCAAGGCCGCGTTGGCCGCTCCCGCCGCGTTGGCTGGTCTGGCGTCCGCAGGCTACGTGGGCTACCGGGTGTTCGGTGATTTGAAGGAAAAGTTCGATGTTACCAAGACCTCGCTGGCGAACCTGAACAAGGAGTTGGGCGACAACGCTTGGAACGAGTACGGGGATAACCTGTACCGTCTCGCCAACGACGTGGCCCCCTCACTGTCCAAGGGTTTGAACGGTATCGCCGTCGAGGAAGGCAAGGTGCTCAACGGGCTTATCGACGTGGTGCGCCAGTCGAACGAGGCCGACCAACTACCGCGTATCTTCGAGAACACTCGTCTCGCGGTGTCCGAACTGAACCCGGGCTTGCAGTCACTGGCCCGCGCGTTCCTCGGCTTGGGCGACCAGTCCAGCCAGTATCTGCCCCGCATGGCCTCCTACATTTCCGACGTGGCCGAGAAGTGGGCGAACTGGGTGGATACCGCCGAACGTACCGGTCAAGTCTCTAAGGCGATGGAAAAGGCCATCGAACAGGGCGGCTATCTGAAATCGTCCGTGTTCGACCTGATAGGCGTGTTTGAGGGCACGTTGGGTACTCTGGCGAAGACCGAGAACGGTATCCAAGGTTTTTCCGAGGCTTTGGAGAAAGCCAACAAGGCCGTTCACACCATCAAGTTCCAAGAGACTTTGGAGGCTTGGAGCGCTGGTGCGCAGGACGCGCAGGACAAGATGCGCAACGCTTTCAAGGATATTGGCGACGCCGCGTACTCGTTGAAGGACACCACTCGCGCGGTGTTCGGTGACGCGGGCCAGATCGTAGGCGAGGGCATCACTGGGTTGAGTCGCGTGTTGCAGCAGTCCGGTGGTGGAATCCGCGATTTCAGTTCCGGTGTCCGCGACGGGTTCAGCCAGGTGTTTGACGCGGTGGGTGACGCGGGCCCCATGTTCTCCGATTTGGCGAGCATGGTGGGCCAGTTGTCGCGCACGTTCGGCGGCACGTTCGCGTCCGCTTTGCGTACCGTGAGCCCGCTTATCAGCACCATCGCCAAGGGTGCCACCGGCGTGGCCCAAGCGTTCGACTCGTTGCCGGGGCCGGTGAAAAGCATCATCACATTGTGGGCCACGTTCGGTCGTGCGGGCAAGACGGCGTTCGAGTCGTTGAAGACCGGCATGTTGCAGAACATCCAGTCCACGATGCGATACCAGAAGATGCTCAGCGAACTGGGTTTGAGCGCCGAACAGGCGTCCGTGAAAATGGGCACCCTGATTAAGGCGATGAACCAGTTGCGTTCCGGCAATTATGCGGGTATTCTGTCCGGTGCCATCAGCGAGGTCAATTCCCTCGGCATGGCGGCGGAAGCTAACTCGAAGAAGCTGCTCCTTCCGGGGAACGCTGCCAAGGAGACTTCCAAGGACATGGGCGGCTTGGTCGGTGCGAACGGTCAGGCCATCGCCTCCATCCGTTCGGCCGGGGAGCAGGCCGAACAGCAGTCCGGCAGGTTCGGTTCGTTGAAGACCGGCGTGAAGAACCTGTGGGATGCGTTCGGCGGCTGGACGACGGTTGCCGGTCTGGGAATCAGCGCGGGCATCGCCGTCATCGGCAATGCGATATCCGACTACACGACGAAGGCGGAAGCATCCAAGCAGGCGATGGACAAGGTCATCGACGGCATGAAGGGCATCAAGTCCAACGCCAAGGAGGCGGCGGACGCGTTCAACGATTTCAAGTCGGAGACCACGAAACAGTGGGATGACCCGTCGCTCCTGTTCGGCAAGGACGGTGGCGGCGCGGTCACTGAATGGCTCGTCAAGGTCAGCGGCGGCTACACGTCCGCAGCCGACGCGGCCAAACGTCTGGGCATCAATACCAGTACGCTGACCGATGCGGTCAGCGGCAACGAGGCCGGCTACAAGAAGCTCGTCAAACAGTTGGAGGCGCAAAGCAAGGAGACATACAAGGCCAGCGACCAGTACGGCATGATGGTCGAGAAGCAGACCGATGCCGCCATCGCCGCCGACACGCTGTTGCAGGCGTTGAAGAAGCAGCACAAGGAAGGCTTGGAGAAATCCGTCAAGGAGCAGATGAAATATCTGCGTTCCCTCGAACAGATCTCCGATTCCTCCTCCGCGCTGTCCGACAAGCTCAGCTCGCTCGCCACGACGGTCAAGGCGAACGGTCAGGCGTTCAAGGAAAACGGCGAACTGGCTGACGCCAACAACGCCGCCTATGTGCGCACCGACAAGGCGATGAAGGATGTGGCCGCTACCGCGTTGCTGTCCGCCCATCAGCTTCTCTCCTATGGTGAGAAGAACGGTCAGGTGGAGGAGTACACGCAGAAGGCCGCAAACTCCATTTATGAGGCGCGTGAGGCCATCGTGCAGCAGGCTCAGGCCGCTGGCATGAGTGAGGAAGCTGCTGAAAGGTACGCTGATTCGCTTGGTCTGATTCCCTCTGATGTGGGTACCACGATCACCGCTCATTCGGAAATCGCCCAAGATGCGGTGGATAAGCTCGTGCAGGGCATATCCGGTCTGACCGATGGTGAGAAAGAGATCGTTATCCGGCTACGTGAAGCTGGAGTGGTCACCACGTTGGACGGTGTTCTCAGTCTTGTTGAGCAGCTGATGAAAGGCGACTTGTCCGAGAGGGACCTCACATTGCTGTTGAACGCGAAGGGCAATGCTCGCTGGGAGACAGGCGAGGTCAAGGAGAATCTTCTTGCTCTCGGCATGTCCAAGAAAGCCTACAAGTGGCTGTTCTCAGGTGAGGGCAACGCTGAGGAGCGCATGCAGAAGGTCAGGGACGAGCTCGGCTATCTGAACCTGACCGACGAGCAGATACAGTGGATTCTCGACTGTATCGACCACGCTTCCGGCAAGATAAAGGACGTGGAGAAGAATAAGGTTCCCGCCGCCAAGGGCGTCAGCTTCAACATCGACGCCAACGATGATGACGCTCAGGTCAAGCTCGCGGGATATAAGACTCTCGACGGCCAGCCTATCGCACGCGCGAAAGCGTATGTGGATGGCGACAATACGGACGCCAACGAGAAGTTCCAAGAGGTCAGATTTTATGACGGGTTGACCATCGCCCGCCCGTGGGGTCGTGTTCTTGGAGAGAATGAGCAGGCTCGTCAAGCGTTCAAGGACACGGCAGCGTATGACGGTGTGACCATTTCACGGCCTTGGGGTCGCGTTCAAGGTGAGAACGAGGGTGCACGCAAGGCGTTCCGTGACACCGCATGGTACAATAACATGACTCTCGCCACAGCATGGGGTCGTGTGCAGGGCGACGATGATCCGGTGAAAACAACGTTCCAGTATTGGCGTCAGCAGTCCGGCACTGTTCTTGCCACCAATTATGTGGATATTGTCACTCGTCACAGCAGTGATGGCAAGGTCTCCGCCGCTACCGGTGGTCGTATCTATGGTCCCGGTACTTCCACTTCCGATTCGATTCCGGCGATGCTGTCCAATGGTGAGATGGTGCTTCGTGCCGCAGCCGTCAAGAAGATTGACGCCTTGTATGGCAGGAGTTTCCTGAACACGTTGAACGCGGTCGGCAGTGTGGAGAAAGCCATGCAACCGTCCGCGTTCGCGTTGAACGCTCGCAGGAAGTCTCAGGCGTATGCGACCGGTGGCCGCGTATCCACGGCGAACGGCTCGTGGAACATCGAGGTCAACCCTGTTGTCAACGTCGAAGCGAACGGCAACTTGAACGCCGGCGTGCGCGAGTTGAACAACCGTGTGGACGAACTGAACCGACAGGTAGGGGCTCTTGCGGCCGGACTGCCGTCCGTGATCTCGGAGAACAGCAGTCCGTGGCCTTCGCAGAGGGCGTTCAACCGTGATGTGAGAGGAGCCCTATGAGCGAACTGACCTACACGTCAGGCGTGACCGGACAGGTGTTCGACTTGGAATCCAAACTGTCGTGGGGTGCGGCCCTCGGACTGCGATCCCGCGAATGGGATTACTCGCTGACCTACCGTGGATTGGGTATGCCTACACGCAAGGCTCGTGAGGTAAGTGTCAGCATGAGCGTCATAAACCCGTCCGATTTGGATGCGTTCATGCGTGCTACGGACGCGGATATTCAGATGAACCAGCCCGGTGTGATAACCGGGCTGGCCGAGTCCGGCGCGGCATGGACGCAGCATGCGGTCATCGTGAAAACCAGCCCCCAGTCGCATCATCGTGCGTCGGACGCCAGCATTGATTTGACCATCGTGCTGTTGGACGGCGTGTGGCGGAGACGGTTGGACGTGCAGCATTTCTGGTCGGATGTGTTGCAGCCCGGCTTGGATTTGGATTACCCGCACGATTACCCGCACGACTATATGCCGACCGCGAGGAACACGACCGTGGTGAATCCAATGCCCGCGCCGATGCCGTTCGAAATGGTCTGGTTCGGCCCCGTGTCGAAACCCCAGTTGACGTTGGGGGGCAACCGGTACGAGTTGGACATGGACATTCCCTCGGGCGGCTATGTGACCATTTCCAGTGTGGAGGGTGAGAAAAGCATCATCCTGACCACTGAGAACGGCGACACGTCGAACGTGTTCTCCAAGGGTGTGCGCACGGGCGGTGAGAACGGTGGAAGCTACATCTTCCAGCCGATACCGTCCGGCGAGCTCGCTGCTCAATGGGATGGTTTCGGCATCGATCTGACGATCATCGAGGAGGCGAGTGAACCGCAATGGGTGTAGGGCTTGTGGTGACCGATGCGAACCATGTGGATTCGATGATGGTCGAGGATTATTCGTTGGATTGCGCGTGGGGCAAGGACGAGAACGATTTCGAGTTGACGGTGGACAAGCTCATCCCGCAGGGCGCGTTCGTCTATTTGGAGGAGTCCGAGTGCGGCGGGATAGTTGATGCGTTGCGCGACCAGTTGGAGCGTGGTGATTCCACGCTCACGTATTCGGGGCGCACGTGGCATGGCATGTTGGAAAACAAGATTCTCGCCCCGGATTCGGGGCAGGATTACCTCACCGTGTCAGGCAACGCCTCCACCATACTTGGTGCGTTGTTGTCCCGTGTCTCGCTCACCCCGTTGTTCAAAGCGGTCGTTCCCCCGTCCGGCGACGTGTCCATCAAGTCCTACCAGTTCGAACGGTATGTGGACGCATACACGGGCGTCTGCGCGATGGCGAAAGCGAACGGTTTGAAACTCAAAGTCGCCTACCGGTCAGGCCATGTCGAAACATGGCTGGAGACGGCAGGCGACTACGGGAACGACATCGACTCCGACCTGTTGGACTTCGACGCATCGCGCACGTGGCGCAAGCCGAACCACATGATCGGCTTGGGCAAGGGCGAGTTGAGGAACCGCATCGTCAGCCACTGGTATGCGGACTCGAAAGGCAACGTCACCCAAACCCAGACGTTCAAGGGTTTGGACGAGATTGCCCAAGTGTACGACTATTCGTCGGCCGAGGCGGACGAGTTGGCGAAGAACACGAAGAAGAAACTTCAGGACTTGCAGTCCGAGGGTGAGGTGAAGGTCACCGTGCATGAGGATTCGGGCATCGCGTTCGACGTTGGCGACACCGTGACCGCAAGGGATAATCTCACCGGCATCACCGTCAACGCGACTATCAGCAAGAAAATCGTCAAGGTCTCCGACGGCGTCCTAAGCGTCGATTACGGGGCCGAATAAACAGTAAGGAGCCGATTATGGCGCGTATCGACAATGCGACGGTCATGCAATGCGACCGTTGCGGGAAACACAAATGGTACAAGGACTTGGACGACCCGGATATCAAGACGTGGTACAACGTCAACCGGCTGGACTCCACCGGCACGGGCCACGACTACCTGTTCTGCGACCAGGATTACAAGGAATACGCGAACAAGCTCAAGGACTTTGATAACAGCTTCGACAGTTGGATGCAGAACGGAGGCAAGCAGAATGGTTGAACTCGTCACCGGGCACGCGAACAAGGCTCACGCCACGGCGGAACAGGCCGCTGGTTTGAACGCCGGCATTCTCGGCTTGGATGATTATGTGCTCGACGTGCATGACAAGCTCAAGATCACGGTCGTTTCGGCGAACAAGGTGACCATCGGCACGGGCGAGCTGGTCATGCAGGGCCGTCACGTCAGCCAAGGCACGCCCGAGGACCTGATCGTCACCAACGGGTCGCAGGGTCAGAAACGCAACGACCTGATTGTATGCCGCTATGCGAAGGGCTCGCAGAACATCGAGAGCGCGAAACTGGTCGTGGTCAGGGGCACGCCCACCACGGGCACGCCCACCGACCCCGCCGTGAACACGACCAGCCCGTTGGACGGGGGCACCACCTACGACATGCCCTTGTACCGCATCCCGTTGGACGGTATCACCATCGGCACACCGGTCCCCTTGTTTAACGTTTTGAAACCGATGAGCGACGTGTGGGATTCCCTAACCCAGCCGCTCCTGTACGCGAAATTCAAGTGGCAGGACACGAAATCATTCCAGCCTGACGCCTACGGCGGCGGCATGCAGATCGTCGTGGACGAGCGTAATCGACTGCTCCACGTGGACTTGAGCGGGTTCAAGAGCACGGTGAACCTGAGCCACGATTACCCGGTGTTCCAATACGCGGCGGGAGTGAAACCGTCCAAGGCGGTGTCTCTCGGCTGCCTGTGGGCTTTGCCAGTCGGCAATTGGGCGAAACAAGCGACTTGGAACGCGAACGGCACCATCATGGTCGTCGGCGGCTTGTCCAACGGAGACCGGTGCATGCACACGCCTCGCACCTTGCCAATCCCCGACGGTGTCACGTTCAGCTAGCGGCACCATACGGCAATCCATCTGCCGAATATCGCGGTCCTGCCGCACCACCGCTGATAGCGCGTCGTGTAGAGGCGGAACCGGACTCCGGTGGCGGTCACGTCCCATAGGTGGGCGATGATGCCGTCCTCGTCATTGAACCCGGTGCCGAAAGGTCCGACCGTGTACGAGGCATAGTCCGGAGGCTTGCCGTTCGGCGACTTGACGCCCACCCAGAACGTGCCGTCATCACCGGTCGTTACCGTATGCCCGCCGCACTGGATATACGGCGCGTACTCCGCCGGGGTTAGGGAATCCCGTTCAGGCTATCAAGGCTCTCTCCCAGAGGCGTTGCGCGTCCCTCAACGCCGCGATATCCGGCTTGAGGTAGTAGCGGGCCGTGGTTTTGATATCGCTGTGTCCGAGCATTTTGCTCACGATGGCGATATCGGCTCCCGCCGCCAACGTGTTCGTCGCCCACGAGTGGCGCAGGTTGCGTGCGGGCACGTGCGGCAGGCTATACCGCTTGCACCAGCCCTTGTACTGGCGTGCCACCTGTGGCGGGGTGAGCGCACCGATGAGTCGCCCTCCCTCGCGCGGCTTGAGCTCGCGCAGACGCTTGACCGCGAAGCGCGGCAACGGCAATGTGCGACGGCTCAATTCGGTCTTCGGCGGCACGACGACCTCATGGCCGCTCACCCATTGCAAACCGCGCTCGATATGCAGGACGCCTGCGCGCAGATCAATGTCACTCCACTCCAAACCGTACCCCTCTTCGGTGCGCAGGCCGCATGAGACGGCGCAGATCAGCCACGCCTCAAGCGGATGGTCGTAAAAGCCCTGCAACAGCGATCGCTGCTGACGGATGCCCAATATCACCGGCTCGTAATGCGGCTTGGCCGGCAACTGGATATCGCGTCTCGTGATATCCACGTCCAAGAGATTCCAGCGGATAGCCCGCCTCAGTATCGCGCGTAGTACGCTCCACGCCTTGCGCGCCGCGCCCGAACTGGCGAACCCGACGAGCCACTTGTCCACCAATTCAACGCTTATCGATTCCATCTGCATTGCGCCGAACCTCGGGGCCACGTGCAACCGCCACGCCGACTCATAGCCGACACACGTGGACTCACGCAGATTCGCCGTGCAATACGGCCAAAACCGGTCGTTCCAAAACTCTCGTAACAGCATTTTCAACCTCCGAAAACCCACACGCCCGTTGGCCTATCCAACGGGGACGAACGTGTGGGTTTTACCCACCGTAAAGGAGCTTTTCCATGTCTTTGCTCACTCACGTCGTCGATTGGCTCGTGCCTTTTATCTGTGGCGGCGTGGCCACGGTTTTGGGCCTGATGTGGCGATGGGGCAAAGCCATGGTCAACGGGCTGCGCGAGCTCCTGCTGTGCCAGTTGGAGGACCTGCGCCGCGAAATGGTCATCGAGCACGACGGAGTGGCGGACGAGGACCTCAAATCACGCAGTCAACGCCTCTACGACAGCTATCACAGCCTGGGCGGCAACGGCCACGGGACATCGCTCAACAATGACATCCAATCCGCGCCGATAGCGCCACGACAGTCCTGACCCACGACCGTGGGCCACAAACAATATCCATCCCAGAGAAAAGGGAAACATGGTCAACAATTTGAAACGTCATCCCAAGCCCTCGCTGCCGGACGAGCTTCGCCCGGACGTTGCACCGGAAACAATCATCGAATCCAATAAGGAGGAACAGTAATGACCCAAATCCATATTTCCATTAGGAAGCCGAAGACGGGCGGCTTGGACCCTGTGACCGGTACGCTGCGGTTCCGCCCGGTGCGTCGTCACTTCGACGCGGCGAAGAATCTTATTGTCGCGGCCTCGTTCGACGCGAATCTGTCCGAGACGGGTGAGCTGACGGTTGACCTGCTGCCTACGACTCCTGCGTTTGTGTGGCAGGTCGTGGAGTTGGCTGATTCGCCGCAGGCGTACACGCGTTACGTCGAGGTGCCGGACTCCCAGGCCAGGGTCGAGTACGCTGACCTTGTGGAGGTTGACGCCGGCACGTTCGTCCCGAAGGATATGGCCGGCTCCCAACTGTTGAAGGTTCGCCACGCTTCCACCCAGTCGGAGGCGGAGACGCTTTCCGCGCAATACCCGGACGTGCTGGTGTTCTTCAACGAGACCGCCAGCGTCGCGAAGGCCGCTGCGGCCTTGAGCACGCTGGAGTCCATCACGGCCGAAGCTCAAACGAACGCCATGCTGGCGAAGAGCGCCATGCTGAGCGCCCGGTCCTCCGCGGATTCCGCGACCGCCACCCAGTCCGACCTGAGCAGTCTCGCGTCGAACGCCAGTATGGCGGCGGCTTCCGTCGCCAACGATTCGCAGACCGTGGCCGACACCGCTTCCATGGTCGCGGCGAAGGGCGAGACGGCCATCGCCGCCATCGATTCGACGGTGCGGGCGGTCAAGGACAAGGCCGAGAGCGCTTCCGCCGAACTGCCTTCCGCCGGCACCCCTGAAGGCACCACGGAGGAAACCGGCAAGGACTCCACCGGGGAAACGCCAGCCGGAACCGTGTCGGAGGAGCCCGCAGCCAAGGCCACTGTGAAGGGGGCCTGATCATGCCAGCCTTTTACGCCGGCAAACGTGTCGGCAAACCATTATTGAACGGCCACACGTACAACGCCCTATTCAACGGCAAACTCGTATGGCCCCTCGACAGGGACACGGTGGTCTCCATCGAGATCACGGATGATAAGGGCAAGCCGCTGCCCAAGTCGCTGGCCGTGTCCGGCACTTTGAAACTGGGGGCGAAGGCCACGTATGCGGACGGTCATGTTGGCGACCTGCTGACCACCAAGAACGTGACGTTCACAAGCCGGGACACTTCCACCGCCACGGTTTCGGGCAACACGCTCACGTGGAGGCATGGCGGCACGATTCTCGTCACGGCCACCGTCAACGGTTTCACTTCCGCCGCCGCGTCCATCATCGCGGCCTACGCGCCCGAGTCCATCAAGGTCACGGACGATTCCGGCAAACCCATCGACAACATCACCCTGCGTGTGGGAGAGGAAAAGTACCTCCAGGTGCGTGTCCTGCCCACGGAAGCGTCGCAGGAATTCACCCCCACGGTCAAGGATCGGACCATCGCGACCACGGCTTGAAACGAGCGGAACACGAACGCGCCGACGATGATGGGTGCCTTATCCCCGTGTCCACGACACCACCATCGGCGCGGACATCACCCCGGTCCTACGAAAACTCTCACAAACAAGCCCCACCATCGTGTGGGGCTTACCTCATAGAAAGGAAACCCAACATGGGTGGAATACGAGTCACCGGACTTCTGATGGGGTCGACCAGTCTCGACATCAAGGCCGGCTCCGTCACCAAGACCATCCCGGTCACCGTCAAATCCCGCAACCTGCTGTCCTATGGTCCCGCGTCGGGCAACGGGTTGACCGCCACCGTTAACAGTGACGGGTCATTGCATGTCACCGGCACCGCCCACGGTCAATGGCGTGGCCTGTCGTGGACGTTCCCATGCCCGGTACAGGGCACCGTGAAACTCAGCGGCACAAGTATCGCCGGTTTGAGCTTCAACATCAAGTGCCTCGACGCCAGGGGGCAGCAACTGGGAGACCAAATGAACTTGGGTAACAGTGTCATGGCAATCCCTGCCGGCACCGTCAGCCTGTTCCTCAACGTCATCTCCGCCGAGACCACGCCCACCGCGAAGGACAGCGACATTCGCGTCCAATTGGAATCCGGCGACACCGCGCACGATTGGATGCGACCCGACAACACGAGCCTTGAGGGGGGGGGTGTGAACTAGCGAACCTGTATCCGCGTGTCACCGGACTGCCTAAGACAGTGGGTGCCGCCCCGGGGATCACGGTCACGGCACCGACACCGGGCACGTACCGTTTCAAAGGCTCCACCAAGACAGCAGCTGACTCATGGGCGGACTTGTCGAATTTGGTGCATGTGGATGCGGGAACGTACACGATGGACGCCACGGACTGGCCGCTGGGCAACGATTCATGGCTGATGGGCATACAAGCCCATATCTCCCACGACGACGGGAGCGAAGGAGCAAATGTGTTCGGACCTCGTGACTATGGGCCGAAAACCTTGAAGGCCGGCACTCTCCAATGCAACATTTTCGTCAACACCACGGGCGAGGTCGATAAGACGTTCACTCCCCGCCTGTACAAGATCGACTGATTTTAGCCCCACACCATTCCGTGTGGGGCTTTTCCATTGACGGCCCCGAGTGGGCCCCGATAATCCTGACCCACGACCATGGGCCACAAACAAACATCCATCCATCCCAAGAAAGGGGTTAACATTGGTTAATAACCATAACAAGGACAAGCCGAAGCCGTTACGGAAACGCCTGCTCGCCAAGGGTACCGCGCTGGCAGCCGCCGTGTGCATGATGCTGCTCCCGGCGACCGCGCACGCGGACATGCAGGGCGTGGACATGAGCAACTGGCAGTGCGGCGCTGACGTGTACAACATGCAGGCCGATTTCATCGTGGTCGGCACCACATGGGGCACGGGCCAAGTCAACAACAACTGCTTGGTGTCCGGCGTCAACACGGACGCCAACCGCATGATCTACCAGGCGCAGGCATCCGGCAAGAAATTCGGCCTGTACCATTACGCCATGGGAGGCAACCCGGAGGCGGAAGCCCAATTCTTCTATCGCAATACGTCGAACTATTGGCGTCACGGCATCGTGGCGCTCGACTGGGAGCTAGACGATAATCCCGCATGGGGCAAGTGGGATTGGGTACGCCGATTCATGGCCGAATGTGAGCGGCTTTCCGGTGGTGTGCGCCCGTTGCTGTACACCGGCCCGGTCGCCGGCACCATCCCGCAGGACATCCGCAACCGGTACGGCCTATGGATCGCACAATACGCCAACATGAGCCCGACCGGCTATCAGGCCAACCCGTGGATGATCGGCGCATACGGCGAGGCCATGCGCCAGTACAGCGGCACCGGTGTCGTCAACACGTGGAGTCCAATCGACCTCAACCTGTTCCGTGGCGACTCATGGCAGTGGGACCTGTACGCCAACCCCGCCGGCGGCTCCACGCCACCGGCCACACAGGCCGCGCCCGTGCAGCCGAACAACCCCCAGCCCACTCCCAGCACGAGTGGCATCAGCCACGTCATGCAGTGGGGCGAGACCATCTGGGGACTCGCCGTCGCCTACAACGCATGGCCCCTGTCCGCATGGCACACGCCAAGCGGTGACATCAACCGCTACTACGTGGGCGATGTCGTAACCTACGGCGGCGGCTCCACAACCGCGCCGTCCCACGGAGTCTCCAAGGTTCTTCAATGGGGCGACACCGTATGGGAGTTCGCCACCTCCCACGGCTACAACGTCTCCCAGTGTTCGGTACCCTCCGGCAACATCAACGTCTACTACCCCGGTGACGTGGTGACCTGCCGCTAAAACCAACCGATGCCGCCATTACTCCCGATGGCGGCATCACCACTATTTTTTTGATCGGAGCAAAACATGACCGACAACACGCCGGACACCCAACTCGAAGAAATCACGGAAACCGGCACGCCCAATATTCCCGACCATACGGCCACGCCGTACACTCCCGTATTCAATGACACGGTGCGCACCGTCATCTACGTGGTCGCGCTCGTCGCCTCGGTCATCGGACTCGGGTTCATGAGCTTCGGCTCCCCCGGAATCGGCGGTTTCATCAGTACCGCCGCAGGCATCATCGCCGCAGGATTCGGAGTCGCATACAACCCGGTACGCATGGCCGGCAAGTAGTCGCAGCGAATAAATACCACCGCCCCTCCCCCAGCAGTAACGCTGGACGGAGGGGCGGTTTTCGCGTATTTACGCTTTCATGGGCGGAAGATTGAAATACAATCGGGCGATTCGCTCAGCTTCGCGGTTCTCCCTCTCATTACCAAGCAACAGAAGCCAGATGGCATTCTTCCCCGCTAGAGGAATCGGAGCCTTTAGCTGCTTTATACAGCCCTGCTCTTGTAAAAACTTTGCACCACGGCTCAGTCGGTTTCGCGCTGTCCGCGTGCGGGCCATTGTTGTTTCTGCGGCAGTGTCTAAATCATGTTCCTTGGAGGCGATGACCATGCCCATACCCTCTATCATCTTGTCCCAACCCTCCCAATAACACCAGTAGGCACGGTCTTGATATACGACGGCGTCCACATCCTCTTTGTCGATTACCTTCGAGGCCATGTAGGTCATCATCGACAAAGCCAGTAGGTCTAGCGTCTGCTTGCCGTTTTCATCAGTCTTGGAGAATTTGCCTTGGCTTGCGAGAGCATATACGCGATCTACATTGCGGTAGCCCATCTGTTCCGTCAT